AAAAACCCCAAGGCAGATTGATTTACTCATTAAAAAAAGACGTAAAAAAAATATATGACATTTCAAAAAACTAAAACAAAAAAAGAATTTTCTTATTTATTACTAGACGATTTTGTTAAAAAACTGGAAATATTTTCTAAAAATGATTTAAGTCCTAACGATGTAGATATAATTACATCAAAAATTTTGGAGATAGGCACAAAAGAAGGTATAATTGAAACAGAAAAGGGAAATATAAATTATATTCTGATTCATTATAAATGGGAAGAAATTGACAGCACTAATAACAAACAAAATGATTAAAAAATTACTTGATACATATGAAGAAATCCACAGACTAGATAAAGAAATATCAGAAAGAATATTCTCACTCAAAGAAAATTCAAAGGAAAGAACATTAAAGGTTCAAAGGGATGGTAAGGAAATTGAGGTAAGAGAATATGATCTGTGGGAGGAGGCAAGAAATTTGGCTAAAACAGATGCTCTGGCTCAATTAACTAAATTATATCCAAAGGAAATGGAAAGCATATCTCATCATCAATCAATGATAGACGAAACAAATAAATTCATGGCTGAACAATATGGTATTTATCCACATGAAATGAGGTTGTCTAAATTGGTTTTCTTTATAAGAGATTTAATTAAAGAAGAAAATGCAAATACAAAATAATGTTTCAAAACTAAAAACCAATCTCGACAGATGATTTTTTAGCATTAGAATTTAATGAACTTAAGGATCCTAATAGAGATGTAACTAAATTAGTAAATGCTATTAAAAATGATGGGTGGAATTTCCCTGTTTTTATATGGGAGCAAGGTAAATATGTTATAGATGGAACAGGAAGAAGAAAGGCTTTACTGCAACTCTTAAAGGATGGTTATTCTGTAAAAGAAATACCTGTAGTATCAATAGCTTCAAGTACATTGGAGGAGGCAAAAAGAAAAACACTACAAGCCTCAAGTAGATTTGGATTAATTACAGATGAAACCTATGATTTATTCATTGAGGATATGGAACTTGATTTTGATACCTTTAATTTAAATATAGAAAGTGTAGGAAATATGGCGATGCTAGATGATATAAATAAGGGAGATTAAAATAGTGAATGGGTTGGGATGCCTAGTTTTGAGCCACAGGAAGACGATTTTAAACTTATTATAGCCTTTTAAAACAGAAGAATTAAGAGAGGAGTTTATATCAAAGCATAGTATTAAAATGACTTCAAAAACAAAAACACTTGGAGTACAAGAGTTCCATTCAAGGAAAGAGGTGATAGGACTAAAGAAATATTCGAATAAAGAATCAAAATATTATGAAAAAAAACAAATATCCAATTTACATAGTTTCAAAGGGAAGATGGGAAAACCCTATGACTGCTAAGTTATTTATAAGGGATGGCGTTAATTTTTTAATATTGGTTGAGCCACAAGAATACGATAATTACTGTAGTACAATACCCAAGAAATATATACATAAGTTGCCATTTTCAAATTTAGGTGTAGGAAGTTATCTGCAAGGAACTACGCATGGGAACATTCAATAAGTAATGGTCACAAAAGACACTGGGTATTTGATGATAATATAGGAAATACAAGGATGCTTAAAGGTGGAAAAAAGGTTCTTATAAATACTGTTTCAGCAATAGAGGGTATAGAAGATTTTACTGATAGGTATTCAAATGTTGGTATAAGTGGATTTAATTATTCAAATTATGTAGTAGGTGCATCATGCAGAAAACCTTTTTATATGAATGTGCATGTATATTCATGTATGCTCATTAAAAACAATATGCCCTATAGATGGAGGATGAAATATAATGAGGATATAGATTTATGTTTACAGGTACTTGATAATGATTATTGCACAATCCTTGTTAATCAATTTATGATGGATAAGACTAGCACAGTCGCAAAGATGAAAGGTGGGAATCAAGATGAATTATATAAAGACAATGCACATGAAAAGAAAATACTTAAGGCAAGGAGCTTGCAAGAAATGTGGCCTCATTATGTGAAGATAATTACAAGATACGGAAGACCACATCATCAAGTAAGTTGGAATAAGTTTTTCAAACATCCTCTTAAAAGAGTAAAGGATATTAAGATAGATAAAACAAAAAGTTATAATAATCTTAAATCAAAGGTTAGAAATAAGAAATAATGCTACAATATTAATATGAATGAGCAAAAAAAACCTGAAAGTACAGGAAAACAAGTAAAAAAAGTAGATGGAAGACTTGCATTACCTCAGCTATTTAAAAAAGGACAATCAGGACATCCTGAGGGCAGACCAAAAGGCACAGAAAACTGGACTACGAAGTTTAAACGAGCTATTGATATAATTGCAAAGGCAAATAAAATTGATGATGTTGATGAGGTGGAGATTCAGTTATTTGTTACTGCTTACAAAAAAGCTAAAAGTGGCGATTTTAGATATTACCAAGACATTGTGGATAGACTTTATGGAAAGGCACAGTCTACATTAGATGTAACCAGTAATGGTGAAAGCATTAAGGGTAATGCAATCATATTTAAAGATTATGGAGCAGAGGATTAACAAGATATATAAGCCTCTTTTTCTGGGTGGTATGAGATATACGGTTATGATGGGAGGTAGAGCCTCTGGTCGCTCTCACACAGCCTCTCAGTTCGCATTAGCCAAGCTCTTATCACCTGATTATTTCAGATGTGCGATGATGAGATTTGTTAAGGGGGATATTAAAAATTCAATCAATCAAGAAATAGCCGATAGAATAGAGGAAAGTCATTTACAGGATGAGGTTGAACAAAAGTACCTGCAATTCAATTACGGAGCAAATAGCATAACAGGGATTGGATTCAGAAAATCATCCTCAGACCAAAAGTCAAAGTTGAAATCATTAGCAGGTTTTAACTGTATTATTATCGAGGAGGCAGATGAAATTTCAGAGGAGGACTTTTTAATGCTTGATGACAGTATAAGAAAGGCTAACTCAGACATTCAAATAATATTGTTATTAAATCCCCCAGACAAAAATCACTGGATCATTAGGAGATGGTTCAATCTAATTGATTGTGATATAGAGGGGTTCTTTAAGGTTGAGCTTAAAAAACTATCAAGGAAAAACACTACTTATATATTTGGTACTTATTTAGAGAATATAAGAAACCTAAACCAGACCACTATTGATAATTACGAAAATTATATAAATACAAATAGGGATCATTACTATAATATGATTAAAGGTCTTGTTTCAGAGGGAGCTAGAGGTCGTATATTTAAAAACTGGAGTCCTATATCAATGAAAGAATTTGATGAATTACCTTATACTAAAGTTTATGGACTGGATTTTGGATTTTCAAATGATCCCACAGCATTAAATGAAATTAAATCTCACAATAACAAAGTTTATATAAATGAGCTTGTATACAGAGTAGGATTAACAAACCAAGGTATATGTAAAGAATTTGAAAGGCTAGGTATATCTAAAGGCGATTTAATTATTGCGGATAGTGCTGAGCCTAAAAGTATTCAAGAACTTGTGGATGATGGGTGGAATGTTGTTGGTGCAGATAAAGGAGCTGATAGTGTGAGGGCAGGAATTGATTATCTATTAGCAAGGGAAGTTTTTTATACAGAGCAAAGTACAAATGTGGCACTTGAAACGCAAAACTATAAATGGGCAGTGGATAGAAATAAATTACCAACTAACAAACCAGTCGATAGTGACAACCATGCGATTGATAGCATCAGATATGCACTCGTAAGGAAAACGACTTTCGTAGGTTTTGTATGATATACTTAAATTATGTTTGAAAATATAAAATCAATTTTTAAAAAAGGAGTTGGAGATAGTGTCACATGGGTATTTGGAAATAATACAGAAAAATCAAATTTCACTTATACCAAAAAAAAGGGTCTATCTTTTTACCAAAAATCACTGTATTTAAACAGAGCTTTGAATAAGAGAGCTGAAAAGGTTGGGGAGATAGATTTTCAGTTAAAAGACTTAAAGGGTAATGATATTGAAAACGAGTATTCTAAATTACTTGCAAGACCTAATGACAGTCAAACGAAAACGCAATTTTTCAGGTTATTGCAAAAGTATATGGATATTTTTGGATGTTTTTTCATTCTTAAAGACCTTGGAGAAAATATTTTGTTTGGTGACAATAAAATACCAAAGGAACTTCATATTTTAAACCCTCTGTATGTTGAACTTATCACAGACACTAATAACGAGGAGATATTGGGATTTAACTATACATTTGGAGATAAAACTAAAAAATATACTACTAAAGAAGTTATATATAACAACAATCCAAGTCCGACTAATCCTATTTTCCCAGAAAGTCTTATTTATTCTGGTGTGAGAGCTTTGGAAACAAATATTAATGCAGATGAATATCAAGCCAACAGCCTAGCTACGGGAGGTAAACTAGATACAATCATTCAAGCTAAAGGAGTGATGAACAGCACGCAACTTGAGGAAATGAAAGCAAGTTATCGTAAATCAAAGAAGGAAAGTAGTGATATCACAGGAGGACAAGAGCCATTCTTTGCTGGTGGTGACATTGATATTAAAAGACTGGCAATGTCATCCAAAGACTTGGAATATATCGAAACTAAAAAAATGTCGATTGATGATATATCAATATTGACTAATGTACCGATAGAAATCCTAGGGGTTACGAGTGGAGCAACCTTTGCAAATGCAGATGCCTCAATTAGAATTTTTATAAAGGAAACAGTAAAACCTTTGCAGGGTGAAATAGTAGATGTATTGAACTGGCGACTTATACCAGAAAAATATGAATTAACTATTATAGATCCTGTACCTTATGACAAGGATGAAAAGAGAAAAGACCTAGAAGTTGCTGATAAGATTCATGCGATGACTATTAATGAAAAAAGAGAGTCTTTAGGTCTGCCAGAGATTAAAGGTGGAGATGAGATACTTGTACCATTCAATTTAGTTGCATTATCGGCTGAAAAAGAAACCCCTCCAAAAGAGGTTAAAAAAAAAACTGAAAAATTAAACGAAAAGGAGTATACAGACAAATTTAAAGAAAACTTTGTTTTGGTATATGGGAAAAAGCTTGATAGCAACTCAAAGGTGATGGATAGATTCATAACTAATTATTTTAAGGAACAAGAAACTAGGATTATGAAAAACTTGAAGGTAGTAAAATAAACGTATCTGATATTTTTAATATTGTTCAAGAAAAAGAAATTTTGGATATTGGTCTTACAGATGTTATGAAGATTATATTTATAGCCCAAGGTAAGGAGCATATGTTATTGATTGGTGATTTACCTTATTTATATAGCTCTAATGCAGAGGAACTTGTAAAGAAAAGAGCAAAATTTACATCACGGGTTATAAATGAAACAACATCGAGGATTATAGCAAGCGAAATGGCTGAATCTATTGCTGATAGTGAAACAAGGGCGCAATTAGTTGATAGGTTAAAAAACAAATACAAAGAATTTTCAAAATCAAGAGCTGAAACGATAGCAAGAACAGAAACTCATAATATCCTACAGCAAGCGACTTTGGATGCCTCTAAACAAAATGGTAATAAAATGAAGACATGGATTTGGTCGCCTGGGGTAAAAGGAGGGGTAAGAGATGGACATCAAGCTATTGATGGTCAAGAAATACCTATTGATGATGTATTTATTTTGAATAATGGAGTAAGAGGAAATGTGCCAGGCGATACTGGTGTTGCAGGGGAGGACATTAACTGTCAATGTACGATGATTTAGTATGCTATAATTAATATATATATGAAAAAGTTTTTAATTTTAAAAAAAGAAACATTTAACGACTACGGAGCAACATCTCATAAAGAATTATGGGAAATGGTTAAAGATGATTATAAAGGATTTGTTTTGGATGCTGAAACGTCTTATGTTAAAGCCGAAGATTCAGAGGATAGATATCACTGTATTTTCTCGACTGATGTCGTTGATAGGCATGGAGATATTGTGAAACAAAATTTTGATTTAAAAAGTTTCAAGAAAAATCCTGTATTCCTCGATAGTCACAATTACTCATCAATCGAAAAGATTATTGGAAAAATTGATCGAGCAAAGGTTAAGGATAATAAATTCCAAGGGGATATTATTTTCAATTTGGATAATCCTCTTGGAGTACTTGCTCGTAATATGGTGGAGAATGGTTTTCTTAAGGCAACATCTATTGGATTCATTCCTAAAGATTTTGACGAAAAAGGAAATATTACTAAATCAGAAATGCTTGAAGTTTCAGCCGTATCTGTACCTGCAAACCCAGAAGCTCTGTTTGTAGAAAAATCTATTGAGGTGGAAGGTGCAGAAGTACCAGATAAGGACCCAGAGGTTGAAGAAAAGGTGGTTGTGGAGGTAGTAAATGATTCAAATGAGTGTATACCCGAAAAAAGCAAAAAGAGTCTTTATACAGTCATTTCTGAAATGAAGAAAAAAGACACTGACACATTAATGAAGATAGCATCGGGATTAACTATCCAAAATACGCATGAGAAAAAACGAAAATTGTTCTCTGCGATAAGAGATGGATTAAAATAATCTTTTTAAAGTCAAGATAAGCATCATCGCTCCTAAATGCAGGACTTGAATTATTAGAACTAAATTTATTTAATTATGAAAACATTACTTAAATTGCTTAATCTGTTGAAGGCAAAAGGATTTGCTCTTGCATCAGAAAAAGCAAATATTCAAGTTCTTTACAAGGAACTTGAAAAAGAAGAACAAGAGCTAGTTTCTGATAGCGTTGATGCTGTTGATGCTATGCCAGAAGAAGATCCTAAGGATGCAGAAGATGAGCAAAAGGCTTTGAAGACTATCAAGGATTTTGTTGGAGTTGAGGTTGAAGCAAAAGTGCTTGATTTGAAAAAAGAACTTTCGGAAGGAGTTGAAGCTTTCAAGGCAGAGCAAAAAGAACTAGCATTGAAAAATGTTGGTACAGGTGAAAAATCAGTAAAGGAGGCACGTTCAAAGATGAATTCTTATCTTCGAAATCTTTCTAAATCAGTTCTTGCAGGAGATGTTGCATCTCTAAAAGAGCTAACGACTGGTGGAGCAGGTGCAGATATTGTTGATAGCGAACTTTCAGCAGAAATCCGACACTTGATGACTGAATTTGGAGTAGCTCGACGAGAGTTTTTCACTACTCAGCTATCTAAAAACGCATATGACGCTAACGCACTAACGACAGATGTAGCTATTAGTTGGGTTGATGAGGCAGGGGTTATCCCTACAGTAAGTGTTACGTTGACACAAACTGAGCTTAAACTTAAAAAGTTGGCAGCTATTGCAGTTATGTCACGAGAATTGCTAGAAGATGAAGAAATTGACTTGATCGCATTTATTGCAGGGCGAGTAGCAGAAGGATTTGCGAAAGCAGAAGATCAAGCGTTCTTTAACGGAGGAGGTACTGGTGCAGACGGAAGTTTCACAGGGTTGCTACAAAATACAGACATCGAAGAAATCGAGTTTGTTGATAAAGCAACAATCACTGTTGAAAAAATCTACGAAATGATTGACACACTTCCAGCAGGTGCTCACGGAGGAGCAAAATTCTATTTTAACCGAACAATTATGAGTCAAATTCGGTTGCTACAAGATGGGGATAGTCGCTACATCTATCAGAACCCACTTGAAGTATCAGGTACGCCTACTCTTGCAGGTTATCCAGTTGTATTAGTTGAGGCTATGCCTACTTATGCAAATGCAGACCTAGGGCTAATGTTATTTGGTAACTTGGTTAAGACAACAATCCTTGGGTTCAAGGGTGGAATCTCAGTAGACCGAACAAACTCGGCAGTTGTACGAAATCAAGCTAATGATGGGGATCTTAATACGTTTACAACGGATAGAGAGGCTATCCGATGGGTATCTCGTGTTGGTTACATTGTTATTCTTCCAAGTGCATGTGTACGAGGAGTCGCACAAGCATAGTATTGCTTATTGATATGCAGGACCTTTATGGGTTTTGTAATCAGTTAGTAACTGAACTATCATGGAAAATAAAACCAAAAAAAAAGATTGGAAACATCTTATAAAAAACAGACAATTATCCACTGATAAAATTAAGAAAAAATCATCATGTCAAAAAAATATTGCACAATCCAAGACGTAAAAAATATCATACCAGATACTTTTATTGATGATTTTGAGCCACAAGTGCTTAAATGGATACTTACATCATCTTTGGAGGTAGATAGGATGACAAACAGGTCTTTTGACGTATCCGAAACAGAAGTGAGAAAATTTGATGGATCTGGTTACGAAAAGGTATTGATTGATGACATTATTGAAATAGATGAGGTAAAGATTGATGACGTGGTGACTGAGGTAGAGCATAGAGGGTCTATACTGTATTCTAAGGATGGTTTTCCCCTTGGTTTCATGAATATATCAGTAGAGGGTAAATTTGGCTTTAAAACCGATATACCACTAGATATTAATTATGCTTGTGCTTTTATTACTGCACAAAAGGTACTTTTTTCTAAAAAAGGAGTATCTCAGATTAAATCTGAAAAAGTTGGCAATTATCAAGTAACGTATGCAGAGGGTCAAGATATTAAATCAGTAATGGCTATAATTAATACATACAAGAAATATGCTATCTAATTTAAAAAATTTTATATACTCGTTGGAAAGAATGAGTTGGCTTACTGATGACGATGGAAATAAATATTCATCAAATGTTGCAGTAACTACAGGGTCGGGTCACTTACAGCAAGCAGGTAAAGAATTGGTTGAAAGATATGCTATGTCATATCAAAATTCCTTTGCTTTGTGGCTTGATTATGGAACTGATATAAAAGTTGGGGATATTTTAACCAGAGGAACTGAAAAATATACTGTAAGAGGCATTAATGATATGGATTATGGAACTAATAAACATATCGAAGTAATTATAGATGGAGGGGTATGATAACTATTAAAGTAGACGGATTCAAAGGATTAAAGAAAGCTATCCGCAAAAATCCTAGCCAAGTCATAGCCTACGGACAAGAATATATGAGGAAAGGATTAGCTGAGTATATGAGAACAATCAGAGGTAATCCTTGGAGGATTGGAGATTATGGAGGAGGTGCCCCTGTAGATACTGGGAACTTAAGAGATAGTCACTTGCCTCCAATTTATGGGAGATGGGAATCACAGATTAGAGCAAATAATGTAGGTAATGCAGATTATGCTCAAATAGTTCATGCTAAAAGACCTTGGTTGGAATATGCTAAAGAGGAAAATGAAGTTAAAATTAAATCTTTGCAAGATAAACTATTAAAAGAAATAGTAACTAAATTAGCTAAATAAAATTATGTATAAAGAACTAATACAAAAAATTAAAACAATTCTTGAAGGGGTAACAGCATTGAAATCAATTTATCCATATGCGTTAAGACAAGGAGAAAAAATATCGACTTATCCTAGTGTAGTATTTTTCCCGACAGCAAGTACTAATGATTTTGAAACAAATACAGAAAACTTTAAAGAATATAATTTTAATCTTTATGTTATTTGCTCAGTTGAAGGGGTTGGTAATGAGGAAGTGGCTACTGATATATTACCTAATGTAATAGACAAAATTATATCTGAATTTGATAAAGAGTGGAGTATAAATGCTATATCAGGGAAAAGAACATGGGCAAGAATTAGCACAATGTCCGATTGGACTTTGCCGTACAGTGACGCAGGAGTAGAAATGTCTGCTCAATTAACAGTAACAATAAAAACATTAACCGATATTGATTAAGCGTATATGCTATAATTAATATATAACCGATAACAAATATTATTATGAGTGAATTTATAGGAAGACAAATAGATTTTGGTATTGCAGTAGAGGGTACAAGAGGTACAGCTGAGTCTGTTGCAGAGCGAAATGTAAGAAAAGTAACGGCTAACCTAACGCCAAAGGTGGAAAAGGTAGTTGATGATACAAGTTTTGGACGACTAGAAGATTCTTCTCGTTCAAGGGTTGTACGGAAATGGAGTGAGGGAGATATTGAAGGAATTATACATGCAGATGTGATTGGTTTTTATCTAAATAATCTGTACGGAAGTTTAGCGACTACAGAAATTGAAACAGATGTTTATTCTCATGTTTTCAATCTCGATCAAGATATCAAACATCCTAGTCTTACATTTTTTATTAAAGATGCAGGGGTAAGACAGTTGAAGGTACCAGGTGGTATGGTTTCAAGCTTTGAAATCCAAGCAAGCGTTGATTCTTTTGTCCGCTATACGGCAAATATTATGGGGAGAGAATCTGAAACAGATGCGTCTACCTATCCAGCATTACAAACTGAGTACGATTTTATCGGAAAAGACATTACTGTTAAAATTGCCGATACAGAGGCAGGGTTAAGTGGAGCAAGTGCCCTTAAATTGAAAGATTTGAACGTATCATGGGAAACTAATGCCGAGGCAGATTTTGTATTTGGTGCATATTCTCCAAACGATATTTATAACAAACAATTTTCTATTTCAGGATCATTTACTAAAAACTTCGAAGATACTACCTTTGAAGACCTTTATAATTCTGATGATTTTAAATATATGTCAGTTGTAATCATCGGAGATCAAGAAATTGGAGATGAACATCCGACTCTTAATTTAGTTATGAACAAGGTATCTATTACTGAACATGAAAGGACTTCGGCGCCAGATGATTTGGTAACAGAGAGTGTTTCATTTAAAGCCTTTTATAATACGGCTGATTCTAAACAATCTCAAATGACAATTATAAACGAAACAGTAACATATTAAATTTTATGCAAATTGGAAAATACGAAGTGGAACTTAAGGAATTAACTTGGTACGAAACTGAACAAATTAAAGCTAAAATGATATCTGGTGCAAAGATGAAATCTGAGGGATTGGATGGAGTTGATGGTGATTTATTCTTTAAATCTACCTTAAAAAGTATTGAGTTATCCATAGTAGAAATTAAGGAAGGCGAAACTGTTATTCCTTATTCTGAAAAATGGGTAAAAGAACTAACTTTGGATGAGGGAGATACTCTTATTGATGAAATCAATAACCTCGCAAAAAAAAAATAGATGATACCAGTTTCGACATGGAGCTACGGGGTAAAAAACCTTATAGCAAGTATGTCATCATGGAATTTTTAGCTGATAGGTACAAATGGACTTTTGATGATATTAAGAAATTAAGTACAAGCGAGATTAATGCTTTGCTAAAAATTGTTAAGATTAAAAACAAACTCCAAGAGCAAAAAAAATAATTATGAATAATTCAAGACAATTAAACTTAATACTAAAACTTAAGGATGAGGTATCTGGTGGTCTTGGAAAGGTTCAATCGAAAATGAAATCGATGGAATCCAACTTTAAGAAAATGGCTGCCGTTGGTACGGTTGCCTTTCTTGCTATAGGAGCAGGTATTATGAAGACGACTAAGGATGCGGCTAAGGCTGAGGGTTCTTGGAATAAATTTAATACTGTTTTTGGTGAAGGCGCAAAAGACATGACGGAGTGGATTGAAGAAATAAGGAAGGAAATGCCGAGTGCTACGCATGAAATTGCTAGAATGTCTGCCGATTTGCAAGACCTTTTGATACCGATGGGATTATCTCGTAAAGCATCAATGGGAATGACAAAAGAGATGGTTAATCTTGCTAATAAATTGGCTGCCTTTAACGATGTAGACCCTACTGTAGTACTTGAGGCTTTTAAATCAGGATTATCTGGTTCATCCGAGCCATTAAGACGATTTGGTATTAATGCACTTGAATCCACATTGGAGGCTCATGCTCTAAAAAAGGGTATTGGTGATTTAAAGGAAGGATTTAGTGAATTGGATCCTATGGTTAAGGCTCAAGTGAGGGCACAGGCTTTAATTTCATTGGCATATGAGCAATCAGGGGATGCTATCTCAGGTTTTGCAGCCAATAATGATGCTCTATTAAGAAGACAACAGAGTTTAGATGCGACATTTAAGGAATTAAGCGTAACTATTGGTACTGTTTTTGTGCCTATTGTTGACGATTTGGTTAAAAAACTAGCTCCGATTATTGAAAAATTTGCTAATTGGGCAGAAGAAAATCCTAAACTTGTAAAAGGATTAATCATTGGGGCGTTGGCTGTATCTGCATTAACGGCTGCTTTAGGATTATTAGGTCTTATGGCTTTATCAATGGTTTCAATCTTTGTACTTGTTAATTTTACAGCTATTTTACCTATGATTGTTGCAATAGGGGGTATAGTTTTGGCGGTAGGTGCTTTGATAGCTATAGCTGTTGTCTTAAATAAACATTGGCAAGATATATGGACTGGTATGCAAATAGTAGTCGGAGAAGTTGCTAATGCTATTATCACTATTTTTGAAGGGATGATTAATTTTATAGTTAATGGAATAAATGTTCTTATAAGAATGGTAAATAGTTTACTAGATAAACTTATAAAGATACCAAAAATCGGGAGTAAATTTAAGAATTTAAAAATTGATGTTGTAGAAAAAGTTAAATTTGAAAGATATGATACTGGAGCTATATTTCAAAAAGCTATGGATAGAACTGATAGTAAGACAGGTGTTGATATTCTATCTGATAAAATGTCTAACTTTATAACAGGAGAGAATACAAGTACATTACCAGTAACTCCTAAGAATAATTTACAGGCTGGAATTGTGGTAAATATTCAAACTATGATAGGCGAGCAAGAGTATGCTGAGCAAATGGGTGATAAAATAATTGATTCATTAAAGCAAAATATGCTCATAACAACCTCATGATAGATTTTACCCTAAATGTTAATAGCGTAGACAGAACGAGTAGGGTTCAATATCTGTCATTATCAATAAGAGATAATTTAAACCAAAGGAGAGATACCTGCTCTTTTAGTGTAAAAAAACAAGTGACCAGACATTTTTCCCAGAGGTTAATGATGAGGTTATTATTCTTGATGGAACTGAAAGAATATTTGCTGGTATTATCACTTCGGTTGATGTTGAGGTAGAGAGTGTTAATTTAGTAAATTTTAAAGTAAATGTTGTGGATTTTTCTTATCTTTTAGATAGAAAAGTTGTATTGGAAAGATTTAGAGGAAAAACTGTTGATTTTATTGTTGATTTTATACTAGACAAGTACGATACAGAGGGATTCACTATGGACAATGTCATAGGTACTCAAACAATTAATTCCGTTACATTTAATCGTATTACCTTTTCTGAATGTCTTGAAAAACTAGCTGAACTAACTGGTTTTTCTTGGTATGTTGACTACGAAAAAAGACATACATTTTTTCCCAAAGAATGAAGTATCTGCTCCTATAGATTTAACTGATACCTCAAGCAATTTTTATATGGGAAAGCCTCTTGATCAAGAATGATCTTAATCAAATGAGAAATTCAGTATTTGTTCAAGGTGGGGAGGAGATTGGTAATGAAAGGTCCGAGGAATTTACTGCTATAGGTAACGACCAAGAAAGGTCTTATTTTAGGTTGGCTCACAAGTTTTCTGAAAGACCTGTAGTGCTATTAAATGGAGTTGCTGTTGATGTTGGTATTGAATATCTTGATAATGACGCAGATTTTGAATGTATGTGGAGTTTTTCAGAAAAATATTTAAGATTTACAGAGAGTAATTTTCCAGCCTCAAATGATATTATTCTAGCAACAGGACTACCATTTTTCCCTATTGTAGTTCGGGTTCAATCTCCTGTATCAATAGCAGAATATGGACTTAAGGAATTTGTTATAACAGATGAATCAATTACCTCTAGGGATGAGGCTAAACTCAGGGCTAAAGCAGAACTAAAGGCTTACCAGAATGGTCTACAAGAGGCATCTTTTAAGACATATACTAAAGGATTAAGAAGTGGGCAGACTATTTTAGTTAATTCTGTACTGAGAGGTGTAAATGAAAAATTTGTAATTCAATCTGTAACTTTTAAAATGATCGATAATGAAAATGGAATATGGACTGTTAAATTAGCAACATTAAGAGCTATAGGTATTATAAATTTCTTGCAGAATTTAATGAAGGATAGAGGTATATCAGAGAATGAAAGCCAAACTTTACTTACCTTTATTGATATCGATGATGGTATAACATTTTCAGATGAAATTGTTTATACTACAGCACAAACGGGTCCATATATATGGTTATCAGGCGACCCTAGCCAAGATGCGACTATACTAGCCGACAATCCAGATAAATTAGCTATAAAGTGGAATTATTTTACTTGGAGTGCTTAAACATATGCTATAATTAAGATATAGCATATTTTTATTATGATTTTAAAAAAAATGACAAAAGAAAAAAGTGTTGACGTGATTGAAGATGGTATACCTAAAAGGAGATTTTCTATTGAAAAAATAGAGAATGAAATAGTAAGATATCAGCAATCTGTTGATAGATTTGAGGAAAGAAAAAATTTTTACCAAACTTTGAAAGATAAATATTATGAATAGCAATATGTTAATGAAAGGAAGATTTAAAATTAAAACATATCAAGATGGTATTTTAAAAAGAGAGTCTGATTGGATAGAAAACCTTATTATGGCAGGTGTTGATAATGGAATAGGGGTTGCAATAAAAAGGATGATTGGAGATTTTACTTATGATATGGAAATTGATACAGCAGAAATTGGAGATGGTGATACTGCTCCTGCTGTTTCAGACACATCCCTAGAAAATGCTATTTTAACTGGAATATCAAGAGCAAACCAAAGTTCTACAGCCACAGTAGCAACCTTTGAATTTTTTATAGCAAGCGATGATCTAGCAAATGGAGATTATAAAGAATTTGGCTTGAGAGCAGGAACACAACTATTTGCAAGAGCATTAATCCTACCCGTTTATACTAAATCATCTAATGAAGATACTAGTATAGAATATCAAATAACTTTAGCTAACCAATAATATGCCAATTCAACCAGGAGAAACAGGTCGCTCAAGCGACTTTATAAACGAAAGTGAAAGGGATGCATCGCCTGCAAATGATGCAGGTCGAGTAGCAAAATTAGAAGATGATGGGTATCTCGATCCAAAATTTATAAAAGATATATCAGCAAGAGTCAGGCTCTCAAGTGATTTTGAATTACCAGAAATTGATGTAGAAATGCTTATACCTTGGGACACAGAAGATTTTGATGCTGGGAGTTTACATTCATTAGTTGGTGAACAACTTATATATGATGGTACAGGAAGTAGTGACCAACTTCAAGACCCCGTTCTTTCAGGCCAAATGAGAGATGCTACAGAAAAAATGTCGCAGGAATTTACAACAACTTCGGGTGATAATAAATTGCTTAAAAGGGTTTTTTTTACAGCTAATGCTATCGGTGGGACTGGGTCGCCAGATACAGCAACAGTTTCAATTCATAGCTCTAGGACTGGTGTTGCATTATACACAACAAATAATATTGAGATATTATCTACAAGTGACACTATTATAGTTGCTTATTTTGAAGGTGTAGTTCTTGAGCCATCTACAACATATTATATAATTTTTAATTGGATAGGTGGTGATACTTTATGATTAAAGGTAATAATAGTTCAGGTGTAGGATTTTCTGTTTCAGACGATTCAGGTTCTAGTTGGACAAATGTTATAAATAAATCAATTAATGTAAATTTAATTTATGATGGGAGGACTTATTTTAAAATACCGTCAGATGGAAAGTACATAATTAATTTTAACTTATCCTCAGGAGAGGCAGGTACAAAGAAAATAAAAATTTATAAAAATGAAACAGCTATAATTAATATGGAAACATTTTCGACCACATCAGGTTGGAGTCAGGCAACATTTTCGACCATATATGATTTATCTATTGGGGACTTTGTTTATCCGACAGTAAATGCGTCATCATCAGATAGTGATGATGTAAAATCTTTAGGGAGTTCTTTTGAAATAATAAAAATAAGATAATATGAACACTATACAAATTTACAAAGGAACATCAAAAACAATTCCACTATCTATAGAAAAAGATGGTGTGCCTTTTGATATAACTGGATATACCTCTACATTAACCATTAAGAAAAAATATAGCGATACTGATGCTGAGGCTTTGCTTATTGAAAACGTAACTTCTCATATAGATCCAACAGCAGGTGAAACATCTTTCACTATTTCTATAGCTGAAAGTGCAGACTTCGCAAGTGGAACTTATTTTTATCAAATAGAATTATCAATATCGACAACTTTATTGGTTGTCGTAACTGGAGAATTTTTAGTAGAAGATAAACTAAAAGATTAAACTAATATGTCCGATATTCAAGTAATAATTAAAGATGAAGTTTTCGATGCAAATATAAAGCAGGAAGCTATTAAGGTGGATATTACTTCAAGTATTGTATCGCCAGTTTTTTCTGTAAATGGAGAAATTGGAAATGTTATATTAGATACTGATGATGTACTAGAGGGTATTAATAAATATGTATCTGAGGAGCAAAAAGATAAACTAGATGGCATTGAAGCTTTAGCAGATGTAACAAATGCTACTAGTGTATCTAATGCAGGAGCCTTGATGGAAATTGAAATGCAAAGTCCTGTTAATGTTAAATTAATAGATCAAGATTTATCTATAGGGTCAGCCCCAGTTTTGGATGGAGCTAATTTTACTAGTATTCCAGCAGGAGAAGTTAATCATGTTTCAAATGTAAGTACTAATAAAATTCTTGGTCGTATAACAGCAGGAGAGGGTAATTCAGAGGAATTATCTCCTAATGATGTAAGAACATTAATTAATGTTGAAGACGGCTCTACAGCAGACCAAACAGGTGCAGAAATTAAAACAGCTTATGAGGCAGAGGCTAATGCTTATACAGACACTAAAAATTCTAAACTTGCAGGTATTGAATCACTTGCAGATGTGACAGATGAGGAAAATGTTTCAGCTACATCTTCCGTAATAGCAAACACAGCAAAAAATACATATCCAAGTGAGGATGCTACTAAATTATCAGGGATAGAGGATTTGGCAGATGTCACTGATACAGCTAATGTAGCAAGCTCTGGTGCCTTAATGGAAAGTGAAATTATTAACCTTGCAGAAGTTAAGGTTTTTGATTCTACAGATTATGAGCCAGTTAAAGGAGCAGACGATAATTATGTAACAGATACAGAATTAGTAGTTATTGGAAACACTAGTGGTGAAAACACAGGGGATCAAGACTTAAGTGGATATAGTACAGCTACGGGAGTAGAAAATAATGCAGACGTAACTGATACAACAAATGTTGAAAATGCAGGGGCTTTAATGGATTCTGAAATATCTAATCTCGATCAAGTAAAACAATTTGATGAAACAGATTATGCAACGTCAGAGCAAGGTATTCTTGCGGATTCAGCCTCTCAAGCGACAGGAGTTGAAGACAATGCTGATGTGACAGATACAGCAAATGTAACCTCAGCAGGAGCATTAATGGATAGCGAGTTATCAAGTAGTGCAGATATTAAAGCTCTTAATCAAAGTTTAATAAGTGGAGCGAGTCCAGTATTTAATACTACAAACATGTCCGATTCTACAGGCAAGCGATTTGTTACAGACGCTCAAGAGGCAAAAATTGATTATCTTACAATTACCGAAGCCCAAAACATTGACCAAATGGCTATTGATATTGCAGCACTTGCAAACGGAATGGTCTACAAAGGAGATTGGGATGCTAGTGTTGG